CTTCGGAAGTCCTTCAATGCTGGGGAGATTTACTGCGAGATCAACGCCGACAAGGGATATTTGGCAAAGGCGTTGCGTGCGAAGGGAGAACGGGCCGTTACCTATCACGAAAGCATGAACAAATTCCTTAAAATCACAAGCTATCTCAAGGCGGAATGGCGCAATGTGGTTTTTGTGGCCGGTACGGATGATGCGTATATCGACCAGATTTGCGATTACAACGAGAACGTGGAGCATGATGACGCGCCGGACAGCGCGGCCAGTATCGTAAAGCGGTTGTGGAACAAACGCGACAGCTCCGATTATGTTTCCATTCTGAGATAAGGGGTGAGCGGAGATTAAGACATATAATGACCTTGTGGCGGTGGGTGAGGACGAAAAGGCGCGGATGGAGTTTATCCGCAGCGCGATCAACGAGCACCGCGAATCCCACGCATATAAGACGGCGGCGGATGCTGAGGAATATTACAACGGCCTGAATCCGACCATTAACCGCTATGAAAAGATCATCTACGATATGCAGGGCCGTGCCCACACGGATATGTGGACGGCAAACCATAAGCTGGCCAGCCGCTTCTTCGGCCTGGCGGTGGATCAGGAGGTTTCGTATCTGCTGGGAAACGGCGTGACCTTTGCGGAGAAGGAAACACCGAAAAAACTTTGCCCGGACTTCGACCAGGAAGTCATGGATGCGGCGCGTGAATCGAAAATCGCAGGCGTGTCCTTCGGCTTCTGGGATTTGACGCATTTGCGGGTGTTCTCTCTGCTTGAGTTCGTCCCCCTCTATGATGAAGAGGACGGTGCAATGAAAGCCGGTATCCGGTTCTGGCAGGTGGCACAGGATAAGCCTCTGAGAGCGACGCTGTATGAGATCGACGGCTTTACCGAGTTTTTCCAGCCCAGCGGCGAGGATATGGCCGTCATGCAGCCGAAGCGCAGCTATAAGCTGATCGAGCGCAAGGCGGAAGTCGGCGAAACAGAGATTTACGATGGCGGGAATTATCCGAGTTTCCCCATCGTCCCGCTGAAAAACAACAAGCGGTGTCTCTCCGAGATCGTCGGCAAGCGCAACACCATTGACGCGCTGGATCTGGCGTCCTCGAACATGGTTAACAATGTGGATGAGGGCAACCTGATTTATTGGGTGCTGTCTAACTGCAACGGCATGGACGATCTGGACGATGCGAAGTTTGTTGAGCGCTTAAAAACTACCCATGTGGCCCACGCCAACGGCGACGACGGTGCGAAGGTGGAGAGCAAGACCATCGAGGCGCCGTATGAGGGTACCAGCAGCACCATTGATATGCTGAAGAAGAAGCTCTATGAGGATTTCCAGTGCTTTGACGCTGCGGCAGTATCTGCCGGCAACCAGACGGCGACCGCGATCAAGGCCAGCTATGTGCCGCTGGATTTGAAAACGGACAAGTTTGAATCCGAGGTCACGCGGTTTATTGTGGAGATTCTGCGTTTGGCAGGCATTGAGGATCAGCCGAGTTATACGCGCAATCAGATCATCAACAAGAGCGAGGAAACGCAGAACATTCTTTTGGGCGCGGCGTATTACGATGACGAATACATCACAAAGAAGCTGCTGACCATCAACGGCGACATTGACCAGTACGAGGACATGGCAAAGCGGAAGGCTGCAGAAGAGATTGACCGGAGCTTTGCGGAACCGGATGCGCCGGAGGTGAACGGCGATGGCGAACAGTGACCTCGGACACAAGCTGACCGATAAGGAGCTTGCGAAGCTGGAGCGGCGTATTGCAACGCTATACCGCGAGGCGGGGGAAGAACTGCAAGCTACCATCGACGCATATTTTGAGCAATTCAAAAAGCGCGACGAGGAAATGAAAGCGCTGATCGGCACCGTGCAGAACGGTAAGGAATGGACAGAAGCCGACTATAAGCAATGGCGTTTGAACCAGATCGGGCGCGGGGAACGCTATCAGGCCATGCAAGACAAAGTGGCGCGCCGTGCCACGGACGCAAACGCCGTGGCGGTGTCCTATACCAACGATGCAACGCCGGGTATTTACAGCCTGAACCGCAATTATGCGGCTTACACCATTGAACAGGTCGCTGGAAATATCGGCTTTGATCTGTGGGACGAGCAGACGGTAAAGCGGCTTATGGTAGAGCAGCCAGACTTAATGCCGTATTACCCGCCGAAACGAGCATTAAAGCGTGGCATTGACCTCGAGTATGGCAAAAAGCAAATTACCAAGAGTGTCACCAGCTCCATCTTGCAAGGGAAGAGCATCAAGCACATGGCGGACGATCTGCAAAAGCGCATTACCACCATGAGCCGCGATTCCGCCATCCGCACCGCCCGTACAGCTGTGACTGGCGCGCAGAACGCCGGACGCATGGACAGCTACGCGGCGGCTGGAAAGATGGGAATAAAGCTCAAAAAAGAATGGTTGGCTACGCTGGACTCGCGTACACGCCACTCTCATGCCATGCTTGACGGCGAACAAGTGGCACAGGGCAAGAAGTTTTCTAACGGTTGCCGCTTTCCCGGCGACCCACAAGGGCCACCGTGGGAGATATATAACTGCCGTTGTACGCTGGTTGCGGCGGTGGATGGTGTAGATACATCAGACGGGCTGCGTAGGACACGCGACGGGCTTATATCTGACATGACATATGCGCAGTGGGAAGCATCGAAGCAGGGATACAGCGGCAAACAGTTATCCCCATATCACATGTTGAGCGAAAAATCTGCGAAGGATGTTACAAAGAAATACATAGATTCCGCCAAGCCCCGCATGGGTAAGGTGCGATACGAGAACGGATACCGCATAAAAGGGCACAAGACCGAAATCGAAGTTGCAAACCAACTCAGAGATCAATTCGGCGGGAAGTTCGTGCTGTTGAAAGAAGCGAATGCGCAGGGGATAAAAACGCCGGATTACCTATGGCGCGGTAAACAATGGGAATTGAAAAGTATATCAACAGCGAAAGCGGCAGATATGGCGATTCGAAAAGCCGCAAAGCAGATTGCAAAAACTCCTGGAGGGGTTGTGTTACGGTGCACAGGATCCATCAATACCGATGAGCTTATACGCATTGTAGATGATAGAGCAGTTCGCAGCGTGGTTAGCACTGGGTTCGGTTTTGATGTGATTGCATTGGAAGAGAACGGTTCTCTCCTATTCGCACGAAGATATAAAAAATGAGCCGCCCCCCCTCCAGTAACGGGAAGAGGTTCGGCTCGAAAAAACGGAAACATGAGTTTCCTCACTGTCAGTATATGCAATTCCCGAAAAAAAGTCAAGAGGGATTTTTTGATGAACGTTGAAATCACCGACAACAGCAAAGAGGTTTCTGGCGCCATCCATGCGGCGCTTCTGCGGGGGCTGGAAAAGATTGGTCTGGTGGCAGAGGGATATGCGAAAAAGCTGTGCCCCGTTGACACCGGCAATCTGCGGAACAGCATCACCCATGTGGTAGATGAGCAGGAACCAGCGGCAATCATCGGGACGGACAACGAGTATGCCGCCTACGTTTGCTTGGGTACGGGAAAATTCGCAGATGGAGGCCGCCCCACACCGTGGGTGTATCAGGACGCAAAGGGAAATTGGCATTACACGCGTGGCAACAAGGCACAGCCGTTTTTGAAACCTGCTGCCGCCGACCATGCCATCCAATACCGGAAGATATTGGAGGATGAACTGAAATAGGAGCTAACTGCTTACAAATTGTAGGCAGTTGGCTCTTTTTGTTAATTACCGCAAGGGACAGCGGTTTTTATAAAACTATCGTTTCCGAAGGAACGGAACCGAAGAAAAGGAGATAGTGTCATGGCACTTACACGAAAACTTTTGAAGGGTATGGGGCTTACCGATGAGCAGGTTGATACCATTATCGAGGCGCATACCGACACTGTGGACGGCTTGAAAGCTGATGTCAGCAAGTATAAGGCGGACGCGGAGAAGCTGCCCAGCGTCCAGAAGCAGTTGGACGATCTCAAGGCGGCAGGTGACAACGGCTATCAGGAGAAGTACGAGAAAGAGCACAAGGCTTTTGAGGACTTCAAAGCCAATGTCACGGCAAAGGAGAGCAAGGCGGCAAAGGAAAAGGCCGTCCGGGCTTACTTTGAGAGCAAAAACATCACCGGCGCGAATCTCGACCTTGCGATGCGTGGCTGCGGCGAAGAAATGGCCGTATTGGAGATGGACGGCGACAAGATCAAGGACACCAAGAGCCTTGATGCGCTCGTAGACGGCACCTACAAGGGGCTGGTTTCCACCACACAGACACACGGGGCGAATCCCGCCAACCCCCCGGCAAACACCGGCGGTGCAAAATCCCGAGAGGACATCTACAAGAAGGACGATAAAGGCCGCTATGCGATGTCTACGGCGGAGCGCCAGAAAGCGCTTGCCGATCTGATGGCAAGCGAAAACAACTGATTTTTTGAAAGGAGCTATTTATGGCTGCGAAAACTAATGTAACAACTTCCGCGCAGTTTACTACTTCCGCACGCGAGGTGGATTTCGTGTCCCGCTTCGCCGATAACTGGGACGCACTGCGTAACATCATGGGCATCATGCGTCCCATCCGCAAGGCCCCCGGCACGAAGCTGGTTTCCTACAAGGCCAGCGTGGACGGTGGCCTCAAGGGCGGCACCGTGGCAGAGGGTGACGAGATCCCCTTTACCAAGATGAAGGTGGAGCCTGTTGCCTATGGCGACATCGACATTTCCAAGTATGCCAAGAGCGTGACCATCGAGAGCGTGGCAAAGTACGGCGCTGACGTTGCCGTGGAGAAGACCGACGAAGCTTTCCTCGTGGCCCTGCAGAACAAGGTCCTGACCGACTTCTACACCTTCCTCGGTACCGGCACTTTGAAGGTGACCGAGAAAACGTGGCAGCGTGCTCTGGCTATGGCTAAGGGCAAGGTGCTGGACAAGTTTGCCGGTCTGGATAAGGACGTAACCGAGGTGGTGGGCTTTGCCAACATCATCGATGCTTACGATTACCTGGGCGACAAGGAAATCACCGTTCAGACGATGTTCGGTATCAACTACGTGGAGAACTTCATGGGCTACCGCACCCTGTTCCTGCTTCCCGAGAAGTACATTGCTTCCAAGAAGGTGATTGCTCTGCCCGTGGAAAACATCGACCTGTACTATGTGGACCCGAGCGACAGCGACTTTGCCAAGCTGGGGCTGAATTACACCGTGAAGGGCGAGACCAACCTGATCGGCGTCCATGTTGACGGCGATTACAGCCGCGCCACGGGCGATATGTACGCCATCATGGGCATGAAACTGTGGGCTGAGTATCTGGACGGCATTGCCGTGGCTACCGTTTCTGTGGCCGGCGCGGGCTAAATAGGAGGGCAGCGTAATGCTTGAACAGGTCTTACGGCATTTGAACAACTGGTTCCTTGTGGAGATTCACGAGGGCACGTTCACCGTGGAGAACGGCAGCATTGCGCTGCCCTTTCTCCTGACCAATCAATATTTCCGTATCTGCGGCTCTGTGTTTAATGACGGTCTGCATCAATATCCGGCGGCTGACCTGACGGATGAAACCTTTACCGGGACGGTGTGGGCGCTGGCGGTGCCAAAGGCTGTGGTTGTGCTTGCCGAAGATATCGCCGCGTGGGAAGAAAAGAACGGTGAAGCCGTTTTAAGCCCGTACACGAGCGAAAGCTTCGGCGGGTACAGTTACACCAAGGCGAGCGGCGGAAATGCCGACACGAGCGCTGGGACGGGCTGGCAGGGCGCTTTTAAATGCCGGTTAAATGACTGGCGCAAGCTCAAGGGGGTGGAACCGTGACTTTACTGGACGATTTTGCCCACAAGTGCATTTTGATGGAGAAAAAGCGCACGCCTGATGGCGCGGGCGGCTACATCACTGCGTGGGAAGAGGGTGCGGAGTTCCTCAATTACCAATCTCTTGACACATCGATGGAGGCGCGAAAAGCGGAAAAGGAGGGTGTGACCTCGGTATATTCCGCACTGGTCAATCAGAGCGTTCCCATCGAGTACAACGATTATTTCCGCGATACGGAAACGGGAATTACCTATCGCGTGACATCAAATCCCGAGGAAAAGGCCGCGCCGAGGTCTGCGGGCGCAATCATTAAGGCGCTGAAATTCTTTACTGCGGAGCGAAAGGAGCTGCCGAAATGACAAAGGACAAGGCGCTCCATGCGTGGTTCTCTCAATTCCTCCCGTCGTATCCGACCTCGAATGTGCCGGAGGACGCGACCTTTCCGTGGCTGACCTATGAGCTTATCACCGGATCATGGGAGAGCGGCGAGATCGCGCTGACGGTCAACCTCTGGTATTACACCGAGAGCGAGGCGACACCAAACGCAAAGGCACAGGAGATCGCCGATGCAATCGGTATGGGCGGCGTGCTTGTGCCGTATGACGGCGGGGCGATGTGGATCAAGCGCGGCTCCCCGTGGTGTCAGAACATCGCGGACGAAAGCGATAAAAACATCAAGCGAAGGTATCTCAACATCACGGTGGAATACCTGTCGCAAAACTGATGAAAGGAAGAAAATATGAAATTCACTAAAATTCCATCCGATGCATTTCAGAAGCTCCAGATCAACGCCGGTATTCTGACCACCGATTTTACCCCGGCCACCGGAACCATCGGAGAAGCGGGACAGATCGGCGCGACTACCGGCGGCGTAAATTTTACCGCAACGCCCAGCTTCTCCGATTTTGGCGAAGACATTGACAACTGTCCGAAGAACATGAAGGAGCTGAAACGGCTGGATTCCTGGGAGGCAAAGATGACGGGTACGTTCATCAACGCAGACACCAAGATTGCAAAGAGCCTTTGCGGTGCTGCAGATGTGGGTACCAGCGATGGGAAGGTCACGCCTCGGAACGATCTGTCGGACGCTGACTTTGCCGACATCTGGCTGGTGGGCGACTACTCCGACAAGAACGGCGATAAAAATGGCGGTTTCATCGCCATCCACATGATGAACGCACTGTCTACCGGCGGCTTCCAGCTGAAGACCAGTGACAAGGCAAAGGGGCAGTTCGCGTTTGAGTACACCGCTCACTACTCCATGAGCGCACAGGACACTGTGCCATTTGAAATTTACATCAAGGCCGGCACGGCGGAGGCGTAACACCATGAAACTGTCAAAAATTAAAGGGGAGCGAGTGTTTGATGTTATCGCAGACATTATCGATCCTATTGCCAACATAGCCGAGGACAAAGAAGCCGCAGCGTTGTTTCAGCGTCAGAAGCTCCCGGATGGCGTAAATGCAAAGGACTTTGTATTGGCAAGGGTTAAGAAATCTGCTCCGCTGCTTTTGCGTGGGCACAAGAAAGATCTGATTGCAATTTTGGCGGCTGTGGAAGGCGTGACTGCAAAAAAATATGCCGCTGGGCTGACGCTTGCCAAGTTGCTGGTTGATGTTACTGAGCTTATGACGGACGAGGCTTTTACGGACCTTTTTACATCTGCGCAGACCGAGACGGCAGAAACGCCGTCCGGCTCTGTGCAGGAGAATATCGGGGAAGCCAAAGAGTAAAGCCATTTCTGGCATACTGTGTAGCGCGGTATAAGCAGGATGCAGAAGAAAAAGCATATCGAATTTATTCTGCTGATCTGCTTAAAGCAATATGCGAGCGATGCGCGGGCGTTTCAATCGATAAGCGATATATTGAAATTATAGATGTGAGCAAAAAAGACAATCGCTCCTGTGAAGAAATCACCAGCGATATTGTCAATCGGTGCGGGTTACAAGTTAAAAAAGCCGCCCCGTGAAGGGGCGGCGGGCGAATATGCGTTACTTGAGGACATAATCAGAAATCATTCTTCCGATTTTCCCGATGTCTGTGCCTCCCTTAAACTCGAACTTTGCAACATAACCATTGGAGAATGTCAGAACAAGTTCGCTATCTGGGATGATTTCGGCAAAGCCTGGGGTTTGCACGGAGAAAAACTGCACTTTCGAATAGGGCATAGAGCTGAAGGACTTGCGCTTTCCTGTAATCCCCTGTACATCAACCGATATGACTCGCTTGTTAGTAAAAATCAGCTGGTCGCGGACGGTCTTAAATGCGGCAGCGATTTCTTCTCCGTCAATCAACAAGCCATTCACTTCACCACGCACATCGGAAACGGGAATCGGCTTTAAGTCCCACACAGAATCTTTGTTAAAACTTATCATAAATAATCCCTCCTTGCCGATATCATACCATACTATCAATGGAATGTCACGAATAATTTTCAGAATTTACAAAGAGAGCGAGGTGAACGCATGAATCTTCTTGATCTGTTTGTGAAAATATCTGTGCAAGACGAGGCAAGCGAAAATGTAGAGACATTATCAGGAAAATTCAAAAATGGGCTTGCCACTGCGGCTAAAGTCGGCGCCGCAGCTGTAGGTGCGGCTGCTACCGGCATTGCCGTGCTTACGAAAAACGCGCTTAACAACTATGCTGAGTATGAACAGCTGGTCGGTGGCGTTGATACGCTATTCAAGGATAGCTCTGCAAAAGTTCAAGAATATGCAGCAAATGCATATAAGTCTGCTGGCCTATCCGCTAACGAATATATGGACACAGTTACAAGTTTTTCTGCGTCCTTACTGCAATCGCTTGGCGGTGATACAGCAGCGGCGGCAGACATGGCTAATGTTGCAATCACGGATATGTCTGATAATGCCAATAAAATGGGCACGGATATGGCATCTATCCAGAATGCTTACCAAGGCTTTGCCAAACAGAACTACACCATGCTTGATAACCTTAACAAAATGGGGGCACTCGCCGCATAAATAAAGGGCGATGTGCGAATCCTCTCTGATTGACTTGGACACCCCGGCGGGGGCAACAGGGCGCAAGGGTAATGCCAGCGTGAACGACTAAGTGAGAGGAATCCTACAATATGCAGTAGGATAAGCGATAGTCTGAACTGCACCTATAACGTATTTAAGTAAGAAAGTGCAGATTAACAATTTGCAAATTGGGCTATGGTGGAACAAAAGAAGAAATGGAGCGTCTGCTTGCCGATGCGTCGAAGCTCTCTGGCAAAGACTTTCTGTGGGGCGAGGATGGCATGGGATATGGCTACGCAGAAATAGTAGAAGCAATCCATGTGGTTCAGACAGAAATGGGTATCACAGGAACTACGGCAAAAGAAGCAAGCACCACCATTCAAGGCTCTGTTTCATCCATGAAGTCCGCATGGGGCAATCTGCTGGTTGGCATTGCTGACGATAACGCCGATTTCAAGACACTTACAGAGCAGTTCGTTGATAGTCTTGTTACCGTTGGCGAAAATATCATTCCGCGCATTAATGTCATTTTGGGCGGCATTGCACAGCTTGTTACATCTGCATCTACCACGATTATCCCGATGGTCATTACAACCATCACAGATAACCTTCCTGCACTTTTGCAGTCGGCGGTTGCGCTTGTCGGCGCATTGGGACAGGGTATCATTGATAGCCTACCTGCAATTACGCAGGCGGCAATCGACATTATTTTCTTCCTCGCGAATGGCCTGATAGAAAACCTGCCCACGCTCATTGATGGCCTGTTGCAGGTGACATTGACGATTGTGCAGATGCTGACAAGCCCGGACTTTTTGACGCAGCTCATTGAAACGGCAATCTTGCTAATTATGACGCTGGCGAACGGACTGATTGATGCGATCCCGCAGCTTATCGCGGCAGTCCCTCTGATTATCGGCAACTTGCTTGCCGCAATCATTGTTGAACTGCCCAACATCATCCAGATGGGAATTGATCTTCTGTTTGCGCTGATTGACGGCATCATCGGAGCTATTCCGGAACTGAATGCAGCCGTCCCGCGTATTATCGCGGCCATTGCTGACACGATCCGAAATTATGACTGGGGCAGCATCGGTAGAAACATCGTTCAGGGCTTGAAAGACGGCATTGCCGGAATGTGGGATAACATCAAAAACTGGTTTAATGACAAGGTAAACAGCCTTGTTGGCGGCGTAAAGCGCATTTTGGGCATACACTCCCCGTCTAAGGTATTTGCCGGGATCGGTGGATTCATGGCCGAAGGATTGGGGGAAGGGTTTAGCGATGAATTTGCATCTGTAAAAAAAGACATAGAGGGTGACATGAATTTTTCTGCTGGATCCATTACGGCAGGAGCAAATATCAGCGGAAACTATGCAAGTGGAGCTTACGGCGTAGCAAGCGGAGGATACAGCAGAATTATAATGCTGCTTGAACAGTACTTGCCTATGTTGGCAAATATGAAAGTCATCATGGACAGTGGACAGGTTGTCGGTTTGCTTGCCCCAGGCATGGATGAAGAACTGGCCAAAATCAACGCGAGGAGGGCAAGGGACGTATGATAGGAAAAGTATGCTTTGACGGAAAGGACACTTACACAGAATACGGTCTGCTGCTTGCAAGCAAGTCCATTTCTCTGCCGGAAGTCCGCACGAATATGATCGATGTTCCGGGCCGGGACGGCCTGCTGGATGCGTCCGAAGTGCTGACCGGAGAAGTCACCTATAAGAACCGCACTATTATACTGAATCTCACCGGCGTGGATACGGTGAGCGGCAAGACATGGCCTGCTACGATTTCCGATTTCTGCAACAAAGTCCACGGCAAGTTCGTTAAAATAACATTTCCTGAGGACACCGCCCATTTTTACAGTGGGCGGTGCTCCGTTGGGCAGGTGGGGTTTGCCAAAATGATGCAGACTATCCCGGTCACGGTTGACTGCGACCCGTGGAAATACAAGAACGCAAAAACCACGGTTTCCCGCTCTGACCTTAGCACGGCCTACAAACAGCTATCCTTACCCAACGAGCGCCGACCTGTCATCCCTACCATCACGGTGGCCCAGGACACCACCTTGCTTTGGGGCAGCAGCACAATCAACATCAGCGCGGGAGATCATATTTTGCCGGACATCCGGCTTGCGGCTGGAAGCAATACCCTGAAAGCAAAAGTCGCAAGCGGCACAGGTAGCATCACTGTGACATACCAGGAGGCGAGCCTGTAATGTATCAACTCAAATACAAAAACTATATCCTGTATGACCCGCGCCTTGCGGATGAAAAACTAATCGTCCGTGACCCCTCTGTGAAGCTGGCGGTCAGCAAGGCCGGGGAAATGTCCTTTACGGTGGACGCAGAACATCCCTATTTAAGCAATCTTCGCCGCATGAGTGGCCTTGTGGAGCTGCTGGACGGCACTTTTCCTATATATAGGGGAAGAATAACCAGCGATATAAAAGACTTCTACGGGGCGCACAAAATCGAAACAGAGGGCATTATGGCGGTGCTGAATGACAGCATCATACCACCGTTCAACTTTCCGGGGGATTTCAAGGATGACGCTGCCTATAAGGCCGCCGCCGCAAGCGGGAATGTGGTGGAGTTTTTCTTCCGCTGGATTCTGTCACAGCACAATGCGCAGGTGACCGCAGAGCAGCAGATCAAGCCCGGCGTGGTCACCGTGTCCGACCCGAACAATTACATTGCCCGCAGCTCTGAGGAGTACGCCACGGCGATGACCACTATTTCCGATAAGCTGTTCAAATCTTCTCTGGGCGGGAATCTGCTGATCCGTTACGAGGATGACGGCAATTATTTGGACTATTACGCCGCGCTGCCGCTGACAAACACGCAGACGGTGAAATTCGCCGAAAATCTTCTTGACCTGTCCAGCGAGACGGACGGTGCGGACATTTACACCGCTATTCTTCCGGAGGGCAAGGATGGACTGACCATCGGGAATCTGCCGGACGGTGACTTGACGGATGACTTGGTGAAGTCCGGGAAAACCATCTATAGCAAGTCCGGCGTGGCCACATATGGGCGCATTACCCGGCACATCAAATGGGGCGATGTGACCGTTGACACCAACCTTCGGGCGAAAGCGAAGGCGGCGCTGGCCGACAATGGTCTGTCCATGCCGGAGACCATCACCTGCAAGGCGGTGGATTTGGGCTGGCAAGAGGGCATCCAGCATTTCCGGGTGGGCAGAATGACCGCCCTGGTCAGTACGCCCCACGGCTACAGCGCGTCATATCCGTTGATGGAGCTGGCCCCGGATATTCTTGACCCCGGCAACACACAGATCACGCTGGGCGCGACACGGCGCACATTCACCGGCTCACAGATCGATGCAGTGCGGAAAGCCGAGGAAAGCACCTGGCAAGTCCGCACTGACTTAAACAAGAAAATTGAGGACATCGAGCTTACCCCCGGGCCTCCCGGCCCTGCCGGGGCAGACGGCAAGGATGGCACCAATGGCACCAACGGTCTGTCTGTGTGGATTACTTACCATGACGGCACGACTACCCCGGCCAAGCCCACGGGAAACGGTACGCTGAACGGCTGGCACACGGACTTGACCGCCGCCGTTGTTTGGATGTCACAAAAGGTAGCAGCATCGGCTACGGCTGGTGCGTGGGGCGCTCCTATACGGATTCTGGGTGAAAAGGGTGAACAGGGAATCCAGGGCGTTCCCGGCGAAAAGGGAGACCCCGGCGCAACTGGCCCCCAGGGCGTAAGCGTCACCGCCACCACAGTAGAATATTACCTCTCCACATCTGAGACGGAGCTTTCCGGCGGCTCCTGGCAGCCTACGGCACCGGCTATAACGGATGGAAAGTATCTGTGGGGACGCACTAAGATCACCTATTCCAACGGCCAAACGGCCTACACCGGCGCATACTGCATCAGTAAGGCTATGACTGAGAGCGCCGAACCGATTGTCAGCGAGACCCGCACGGCAGTGACAAAGCTGACCCAGGATGTGGACAGCTTCAAGGCTACGGTCTCCGAGACCTACACCGAAAAGTCCAATTTCAATGCGTTCAGGCAAAAAACGGAATCCGACCTAACCGCCAACAGTACGGCCATAGAGCAGCGGTATACCGAGATCAAGGCCGTGGAGCAGCAAGTCCTTGGCGTAGATGGCAAGGTCACGGATGTGCAAAAAAAGGTCACAGAGACGGCGGGCTATATCCGTACCGGCAAGGTGGCAGAGGATGAATTCGGGAATCCCATCTACGGCGTGAAGATCGGGCAGACCGATACGGTGGGCAATTATAACGCCTTTGCCCAGTTCACAGCCGGGCGCATTTCCTTTTTCGATGAAACCGGGAAGGAGATCAGCCACTTCGCGGGCAAGGATTTCTACATCGACAGCGGTATCATCGTCCAAAACCTGAATCTTGGTGGCTACGAGCTGCGCCGGAATAAGGGCCTTGGCTTCAAGTGGATAGGAGGCTGACAGAATGGCAACAAGCGGAACCGTAAAAACAAACACAAAATATGGCTCCTATTTTTGGGTCAAGTGGGAGATCAGCGGCAGTCAAGACATAGCCGGGAACAAGACTACCATTTCCTGGTCCTGCGGCCTGAGCCCTGGGGAGCAGTATTACACAAATGCCATAAAAATGGGCGCGGTGGTCATTAACGGTCAAACTGTGTATTCCGGTGGCACATATTCCGACATCACGGATTACAAGGATCGCACCTTTGCCTCCGGCACGCTGGATATTTCCCACAACAATGACGGCAGCAAGACCTTCACCGTTTCCGCCTTTTCCGGCTGGCTTTACGGGAACGGAGATTATACCGCTTCGGCGGAAAGCTTTGCCCTGCCTGCCATACCCCGAGCGGCGACCATCACATCCGCACCCAACTTTACAGATGTGGACAACCCGGCCATTGCCTATGCCAATCCGGCAGGCTCGGCGGTTTCTGCGCTGGATGTGTGCATTTCCCTGACCGGTTCGGCATCGGATATTGCTTACCGAGCCGTCAGCACCAGCGGCGGCAGCTACACCATCCAGCTTACCGATGCGGAGCGGGCCGTGCTGCGCAACAACACGACCTTAACCCGAAAAGTTGTGTTCCTGCTGCGTACCAAAATAGGAAGCACCTATTACTACGACACCGCAGAAAGGACATTTAGCGTCACCAATAATGCGGCCACCCGACCCAGCGAAGCTATTGCTGTGGCCCCTGTCAGCGCCCTGTCTGCGCCGTTCAACGCCCTGTATATCCAGGGCAGAACACAGGCCAAAATCACGCACACGGCCAGCGGCAAGTTCGGCGCATCCATAAAGCAATATTCCGCCTCCGTAGAGGGTAAAGCCTATTCCGGGAAAACAGCCACCAGTGACGCACTGCAAACGCCGGGCGTGCTGACCATCACCGGCACGGCAACGGACAGCAGAGGCTTTTCCGCGA